AGAATTAGCACCGACAAGACCAAGAGTACCACCAGGAAACTTTTTCTGTAATAAAGTATTCTCTCCATCCTTAGATTTTGGATCACTTACCAAACCTTGTAGACAAGGAGTGTCTCTTAACATCGGACTGATCTCTTCTTTTGAATATCCTGTAGCATCCTCAATAGTTGGCTGAACAATCATCATTGGACATGGATCTTGATGAATGTGATATCCAATAACATGATTAAGTATTTTTGAATATCCAACTCTTGCTGATTTCATTACTGTGACCTGTTCGATACTAGGATCAGTAATCGCATCCATAATACCTTTTTGATATGGCAATGTACGCCATCTACCTCCTTCTGCTGAACTTTCTGCGGAAAGATATGCATATTCATCAGCCCATTCACTAAGACTTAATTTTTTAGGAGGACGAAATGCCTCGAATGCTAATTTTTCTAATTCAAGAATATTTGTCATGCAGCCTGTGTATTAGCTATCTCTTCTAATGATTCTCTAACGATATCTTCTAAACAATTCATGGCAGAAACATCTAACTCTGGAATGCGTTGTTTTGCCTTACTAGGAATACCTAAAACTTTGTTCTTAGCAATGGATATAACCTCTAACCATTTTGCCTGCACCTGTTTACTATCAACAAGATCCTTTTCCTTTTGCTTACGTTCTATCTCTAGCAACTCAGCCTTTAGATGTTCTGTCCTTGCACGACTTTCTTCATATGCAGGGATATCTGTGACAACCGCTTTCTGTCTTGGCTTGTGATAATTATTAGACTTTTTCATCTGATTAGGATGATATACCTTTTCCCAATCAGTCTCGAATGCATCCTTATCTAGCATTACCTTCCCATCATTATCAACAACTGGCGTTACCCTTCCTTGATTTATTGCTTTATATACCGCTTGTGGGGTTACGTTTTTTAATCTTGCTGCTTCTGACCTACTAATAAGTGCCATTAAATTTTTTGTAACTTCCTTAAGGTTACATTAGCAAAACATTTGTAGTCGTGGTATAATTCCGCATTTTTATTGAGATTTACTTGGTTATTGAGAATAGATTTTGTAACCAAAAAGTAATATTGAGCGATTTTGTAACCACATTGTAACTTTTGTGCCTAGTAAAATTTTGGGCATCGAAAGTATCCTTGATACGACTGAAAAGTAAGTACCTTTGGGTCATTTGTGTAACAGATATGTCACAGATAGACAGGGCGTAAATTCTCAATAAGTAGTTATTTTTTGCCCTGGTTATGGCCTTGTAAGGGCTGTTATTTTTTGATTAATCGATATGTATTAGAGGTTATTTTTTGACAATAAAAAGCCCTTTTAATATGGTTAAAAGGCATTAAAAAAGCCCTAATATATAGGGCTGATTTTATTTTATTTTATAGATAATTTAATTAAGATTATCTAATATTTTATCAATCTTTTTGGCTTGGTTACCATGGGCTTTAAAAGCTATTATTAACTTTGGACTTGGCCGCTCTTGGCATAATTTACAATCTATGCACGACTTCCCCGCGGTCTGGGCTAAACATACCAATACTCTATTGCCGCCTTTAGTCGTCCAGGCGTTGCGGGTTTCGGTAGACTTAACAACCATTACGGCGGGTAGTTTATTTTGTATTACGTTATCCGCGGCGGTTTCGGTTTCGGTACTTATATTTATTGTTAGGCCTTGTTTATTGGCTGTTTTAAGTAGGCTTATATTTTCGCCTAGGCTTAATTTTCTATGTGTGTAAGAATAGCCGCGTTTACCTTTATTGGCGGCTGTAAGCCCTTTTATATAAGTTCGGGATATTTCGCCGTTAATATTGGCGGGGATATCCCCAGCCACGCACGCCCGCCATATTGTACCAGGTTTAAGGGCTTTAATATTTTCTAGTAGTTCTTTAAAACTACCGCCACGCTCGCCGCGTGTGACCATATCCCAATTAAGCCGCGTGTGATAATTTTCCGCATAGCATCCGCCGCCGTTCTCTTTTTTAAAAATACAAGATTTTTCGCATGTTTCGCGGCTGTTATATGTAACAGGCATTATTCCAGTTTTTTTATTGCCGGATTTTTTGACGAAGTGAAACTTCAAATCATTTAATGTTTTCATTTTTTTAAGAGATATAAAAAAAGCCCTATAAAAAGGGCTTAAGAGATTGTTTTTAAATTTAATTAACCTTTTACAACTTCAAAATGATTTCTTATAAAATCATTGTCTAGGTTTAATGTATCTTTTTTTGTAAGTGATCCATTAATTAAACCTAATAAATAATAATAAGTTGTATTAGGTGTTTGACCTGATAGTAATTTTTGCGGCTGTTTATGTGGATAGCTTACATATACATTATATAAGTCTATATTTTCAAACCTGGTACTATTAGAATCTAATACAACTTGGACGGCTTCAGAGAATAAACCCATGTTTTGGGCGGCCTGTTTAGCAATACCGCGTAATGCTTTATAAGTTAGATTTGAATTATCCATATTATTTATTTAATAAACAATATGAAAGCCAATAATCCGCCCTTTTAACATCGTTATTGTTAACGGCTGTTTGGAATAGTTCCCAAAAAGTGGGGCTTAATTGCTTTTTTAAATAGCTTAAGTTGGTTTTGTACTTAACTAATAAGCCTAATAAAGTAATTCTTTTCATTAAACCGCCCTTAATGCTTTTTTATCGTGTTCTAAGGTTATTAAAAAACTAGGTGATGATTTAATTAACCTGGTAGTTATAAGCTTTTTTTGCTTAATAACTGGGAGTACTGGTTTTTTCATTTAAATAAGAGATAGTGAGGCATTAAAAAGCCTCTTAATAATTAATATAGTGCTATATATTGCACTTGTCAAACTATTAAGAGGGATATTTTATAAAAAAGCTTTTTATTTAATGCTTTTTAAGTATTCTAAATACTGTATAACGTATTCTTTGGCGTGGTAAGCCGTTATTATTTCATGTATATTTAATTCTTTTTTGCTTTTAAAAATTGCATTTTCTATATATTTTTTTTCTTTTTTATCATCAACGCAATCTAAGGCCATAAGGCCGTTAATAAGATGTACTATTTTATCGTTTGGTTTAATCATTGTTTTTAACCTCTGATTGTTCCCATGTATTGCCATTAACTATACTTTTTTCATTAGTGCCATTTACTAAAGAATAAATCTTATCTTCTTTAGGTGTATTTTCTTTAATAATATTTTCTTTAATAATTTTATAATCTTGATAAATTTTTTTTAATGCATCTTTTTTTATTTGTTGCATTAAATCATTTTTTGATTGTTTCATAGTTTTTTTTAATAAACCAGGATAAAGAGATTTTAAAAAGGGCTGATTTATTAATTATTAATATAGTGCTACTTATTGCACTTGTAAACGTTTTAATGTGACGTTTTTAAGATTGTCTACTATTGCCGCAACTATAGGCACTTTTTTGCCCTGGTATATTTACAAGGTTTTTTATATTCTCTATTGTGGTTTTTAAGGCATATATTTGTTTACATTTTTAACCTATAAATTAGAAAAATAAGATGTTACTTTTTGGCGTGTATTTTGGCGGCTATTTGTAATATCGAAATTTTGATAATTAGGGCTTATAAATTGTTAATAACTAGTTTATGACAAAATATAATTAAATATGTGAGTAAAACCCTTGCTATGACTAGGTTTTTGACCTTACAAAATGTTAAGTGTATCAGCTTGATACAAAAAAAATTAGCCTAAACCGACCCTTTTCCGTAACAGCCCTAAACCGAACCCTTGCAAGAACTACAGTATTTTCCAGGTACACTAAACCGAAAGGTCGCAAGAACTTTATGTGTCCTAAACCGATACCTTGCAAGAACTTTATCTTCCAATCTCTTTTAACAAGTTACGATTAAAAGATTCTCTTACAGTATCTTCTGCAACTTTAAAGAAATTAAACTTACCAGTAAAGCTAGGCATATCAATTTGTTTCATAACAAATGTGAGCTTTTTATTTTTGCGTAAATAAATACCTCTTTTGTACCCACTTTTTCTAACTGACTTTTCACCCATATAAAAATATCTTTTATCTTTTGGCTTTGATGTACCACGCAATTGACCCATAATTACAGAATAAGTACTGGCTCGCATTTTAGTAACAGGAATCATAAGTTCATCTTTACGCAGTATGGGTGTGCTATCTCTTCCTATGTAAGTTTGAGCATTTTCTAAACCACGTTGAAAACGTGTTCTAAAAGCAGAACCACCATATATCTGTGGTGCTAAATAATCACTGGGAGCATTACCTCTTGTTCTATCTTGAGAAATAAAAACACTAGCTCTTAAAGTTTTATTATTTATTCGTTCTGGTTTGTTATAACGAAATGATCTTAACGTATATGGGACAGTTTGCATAAATTTATTTTGTGCTTCTTGTTTTAATGCAACTGTCGCATCAAATGCTGCTCTATTAGCAGCTAAACGTGCAGCACGAGGTATTAATTGTTTTTCTATAGCATCTACTTTGCCAAGTATTTGTTTTACATCAAATCGAATTGTTTGAGTAGCCATACTTTAATTATACACAGACAAAAAAAACCGCCCTATAAATGAAAAAATAGGACGACCAAGAATCTCTTATTTATATATTATCACAAGATTGGGTATCTGAAATAATTCCATAAACACCAGGTTGTTCTTTGTCATTACAATACATTTTACGAGACATAATAAGATAACAATTTGCATCATCTTTTATAACACCAGAATATGTCATGGCATCCATAACGGCTCTAATAATTTTATCAATATCAGGTCTGGATATTTTATATGTTGGGGCATCATCTTTTAACAAATGAGCATACTGTCCTGTTCTGTAGTGTGACTTTAAACGAGGAAACCTAAAGTCTAGGGTTACATTTATCCCTGCCTCAAACTGAAAGCCATCAGCAGCCTTTTGTATATCGTAAATAAGTTGATTACGCCAAGCAGGTAAGCCAGCAGATTGTTCAATCATTATGCCATTACCGACATGACGTTTTGAACCTTGTGGAACAGGAATACCAACAGTCATCCATTTAATTTCTGTCATTAGTAATGTTTGATTGCCATCTGCCAGTAGTCAGGTCTGGATTGTTGTAACTTATAAGAATTTATTTTTAAAACAATACCATCTGTAGGAAAATCATTCTTATACCAGTGTTTATAACTTTCTTTTAATGACCATGCTGGTACTTTTGAATAACTACGAATTGTATGAAAACCTAGCTTTAATAACAACGACAATGAATCCCATTGATTTATCTCAGCATTGATTATTTGAAAAGCACAGAATTTAAGATTTACATTTGGAATAAAGCTTTTACTTCTTAAGTATCCAGCAGCAATACGTTGAGAAACATTACCTGCAACATCCTTTGTATATAATTCACCTCTAATTTGTATTGTGTCTTTTGTAGGAACTGACAATGGAACAGAATGTACATTTGTCATTTTGCGTGTAATATCTTTGCCTTTTCTTGTAATTGCTTTATGTATTATGCCATCTCTATATTCTATAGCTACAGCACAACCATCAATTTTAGGTTCTACAACTATATCTGTATCTTTGTGTAGACCATCTATGAAATCTTCTATAGTATCTTTTTCTAAGGATGGCAAAGGCAATGCATCTCTGTTTGTGAAATAATCAGAATCAGGATGTATTTCGTAAAGTTTCTTTTCTAAGATGTCAAACTTCTTGTCAGAAACAATAGGATTACCATCACGATAATGTTTGTCTAGATGTTTGACTTGCTGTTCTAAGTTCATTTGCTGTAAGAGATATAATATTTAGTATAGGTGCAAGATGTTGCACTGTCAAATT